CGGGCGGAGTCGACCCACGCAGCGGCAAGCGCGGGCCGCTCGGCCTCGCTCAATTGCGAAGCAAGCGAGCGAGGCCGAGCGGCCCGCGCTTGCCGCTGCGTGGGTCGACTCCGCCCGCCGCACCGCGGCCCAAAGCGCCAACCCCGTGATGACCATGCGTGCGCAGTACGAGGCGCTTGGGTCTGAGACGCAAACAGCACTCTTTGGGTCGCAAAAGGCGGCGTTCGAGGACGTCTTACGAGCGGGCGATATGTCCCTTGCCCGCGCGGCACTACCGGGTGCCGCTGGTACCGCGGCGACCGCGGCGAAGTACGCGGGGCTCCCTCATGTGGTGCCGGGCCTGGGGTATACCGTTGCAGCGGGCGACCTCATGACGCCCCTTGTGGCGCGGCAAGCACTTGTCAACCCGCGTTTCGCGGCGTTTGGCGGCGGCTTGTCGCGTACGCTGGGCGTTGCGGCGCCAGCGACGGCGCGGCTGGGGGGGCAGGCGTACGCCGAGCGGGCGTGGCAAGCGGGCTTGCCGTCGTTCTAAGCATGCATCCGCCTCCACTCATAGCGGGTGGCGCGATCAAAGCAGGTCAGGTAGACAGCAACGCCGGCGACCTCTGCAAGGAACGCGGCGCCCATTCCGTAGCAGAATGCGATGAGGACGAAGCCGACGAGCCCAAAGAGGGCGCCGACGATCTTGAGCGCCGCGATAAGCCGCCGCACAGCGCGAGAACGCGCACCGCTTCGCCGTGCGTCGCGCTTCAGGCGTGCCAAGACACGCGCCGCTTCCTCCGGGCTCATGGGGGCAGGAGGGGGAAAGAGGCCGTCGAAGAAGCCCACTAGGAGCCGCCCCGCTCCCGCGACCAGGAATAGTGCAACAAGCCAGTTCGCAGAGAGAGCACGCAAGAGCGTCATACCCTCTAGACGCTACCTGTAACGCTATCGGGTCGGCAAGCGGGGCGGCTCATCCATGCACCAATCGGGTCAGGATGCCGGTCGCAATAACGAGCGTCCACGTGATGCCGAATCCCCAGACCATGTAGCGCTCGAGCGTTGCCAACCGCTGGTCTACGCCGTCGAGGCGCCCCTCAAGGCGCCCAAGGGAGTGGCTAATCGGGTCAATCGGATGCTCGGCAGCCGGCGTGCTCATGGGATGAAAGACGATAGCTGTTACGCTATCGGGTCGGCAAGCGACGGCCCCGCTCACGGCACCACGCCCGGAGCCCGGCGACGACCATGGCGACGAGGGTGCCGAGTACGGTGGCGACGGTGATGGCGGCATAGAGGGCGACGAGGACCCCCATCCCGACGACGGCGGCCACGACGACCCACCAAACCAGCGTGGCCATTACTGGCCCTGCCGGCTGCGCCACGCCATGACGCGGCAACGGGGGCTGCAGTAGCGGGCGGTCCGGCGCTGGGGGCTGAAGGGGCGGTGGCAGTGGGCGCACCGCCGCTCGGCCAGCCGGGCGCGATCAGCCCCCGACTCGTGCCGCAGCTGCCATGCGGCATTGCGGCAGTGATCGCTGCAGTACTGCCCCCGTTGCCGGCGCTGCGGGAAGGGGTGTCCGCACGCGGCGCAGGGCACCATGGTACCGCGGCTGTAACGCTTGGCCAAACGATACGGAGCCCCGCGCGCGGGCAGATGAGTGTCTGACCCTTCACTCATGGCTCTGCGAGCCTCCGTATCGTTGTGGATGCGTTACCCGGGGCATTCTTGTCGCCGCCCGTGCCGTGGCGGCAGCGCTCCAGGTGCCGCGCGAGGGCGTCGGCAATCCAATCCTGCACCGTGACCTCGGCGGCCAAGGCCGCGAGCTTGACGGCATGGTGCACGCGGGCCGGGATCCGGGCGGCGAGTTGGGCGTAGGTCGGGTCACTCGGGCGTCGCATGGGGGGATCCTTGGGTGCGGGTCGCCGCGACGTAGGCGGCGAGCAAGAGGCCTTCGGCGGGGCCCTCGTCGGCGGCGGCCAGGGCCCCGACCGACGGGAAGCGTTCTTGTGCCCGGAGCCGGGACGCGGCCTTGCTGGCGCCGATCAACCCGGCGTGCTGCTTCCAGACGAGCGGGGCGACGATCCGGTAGGGTACCCGGGCCGAGACGACGAGCCCGAGCCAGAGCCCGAACCCAAGGCCGGTACGGAACGTCGACGCAACGCCTTGCCCGGGTCGGGCGCCTTGGGCCTCAAGGGCGACTTCGACCGTGGCCGCGTCCCCGTCGAGGAGGCGGGCCAAGAGCTGGCGCATGCCGAGCGGGTCGTATTCGTTCCGGGTCTTGCGGTTGCGCACGACGGGCATGGACGGCGTGCGGTAGAGCTCGACATGGAGCGGGGTGCCGTCGTCGTCGACATCAAGGACGCCGAGGCCGCCCGCCAAGCCGGGGTCAATGCCGATCACGCGCCGCATGCGTCCCGGCTCGCAAAGAGCCCACGCTGTGCCGTGCGATCCCGCGCCAACTCGACGTAGGCTGGCGAGAGCTCGATCAAGACCGCGTCGCGCCCATTCGCCTCTGCCACCTCGCCGACGGTGCCCGAGCCGGCAAAGGGATCGAGCACCGGCATCGGGTTGGGCTTCGCCCAGATGATGTCGGCGCGGAGAAACCAGCCGTCGGCCTGGAGCGCCAAGGCGAGCCGCCACGGCATGCCGGCCAGGTCTTTCTCTTTCAACCCGATCGCCGACCAGTCACGCACAATGGTCCGATCACCCTCCTGCGCCCCAGGCCCGCGGGATGCCTGATCGCCGTAGGCAATCCGTGGCAACGGACTCGCGTAACTGTCGCCCATGTTGACCCAGCACGTGCCGTCGTCGCGCAGCACGCGGCGCACCTCGCGAAACACCGCGACTATCGTCGCGAGGTAGGCCTCGGGCGTCGATTCAAGGCCGATCTGCCCTTCCACGCCATAGTCGCGGAGCCCCCAGTATGGCGGCGACGTCACCACGCACTGCACCGACTCCGCCGGGAGGGTCGGCAGGAGCGTCCGGCAATCGCCCTCGAGGAGCGTGAGGCTCATGGGCGGCCGTACCGCGGGCAGATGAGCGCATGGCGCCACCACCGCCCGCAGCGCCAGAAATAGAGCCCGAGCAGCACGGCCACGGCCCGCCACCGCGGCGGGCGCCGGAGCTCGGCCAGGACCATCGGCCGCGAGCCGTTCACGAGCATTCAGGCTTCCTCGTCGTCGTTGGCAACGCGTCGTCGCCGCCAGCGCCCGGTGCGCTCGTCCTCCTCTGCCCAATAGCGACGCCACCAGTCGAGATCTTGGACGACGTATGCAGCTCGCGGGGGGGGCGATGGCAGCAGCGCATGGTGCGCCGCATCGCCCAATTCCTCCCACGTCCTGCAGGCGGCACGCGCGCGGGCGCATACCGGGCAATCCACGCGGCGCGCTGCCCTGCGGAGTTCCGCTGGTCGTGGAAAGAACCGGCATTCGCGCAGCACGGTCAACACGCCGCCCTCGAGTGCCGGAAGGTGGAAATCGTCCAGCGCGAGCCAGTAACCCGCGACGCGGGCCGCGCTCACGGGCTCGTTGAAGACCTCGCCCAATAACGCCATCAGCTCCCCGAATCGTCCCCGGTCGCGGTCGGTCATAAGCCGAGCCCTCTCTTGATCGCCTCGACATTGCCGGCGGTGCGCGCGGTGACGCCGAAGAGTTGCGGCTCCGGTGGCTCATCCTCCCAGCGCCGGCCGTTTAGGTACGTCGCGGGATACGGGACGAAGTCGCCGCGGTCCTTGCGCCAGTCCGGTAGCTCGCGTTGCCACGCCAGCGCATCGAGGATGGCCCTGAGCGGGGGCGGCCGCAGCTTCGCCCATGCCTTGCGCGCTTTCTGCTTATCGACGTGGCGCGGATACGCCTTCCAAAACTCATCAAATTCTGTCGTGGATGCGCAAGCGAGCGAAGCGAGCGATAAAGTTTCTTGGGGTATGGGTACGGGAACGGGTACGGGAACGGGTACGGGATGCAGCGGATTCCGTGCGGAATCCCCGGGGGAATCCCTCGGAGAATCCCCAGGGGAATCCCCAGGGGAATCCCCAGGGGAATCCCCAGGGGAACGCTCTGCTTTTTTCCGTCGTTCCTTTTCCCGTCTGGCAAGTACCTGTTTTCTTGAGGGGTTATACTTGAGGTAATCGTGAATTAGGTAGCCGCCGTCGACCTCATGCCATAGGCCGACGTCGATGAGGTGACTGACTACTCCGTAGGGTTCTGGCGAATGCGCGCCGCCTTTCACGTCAAGATCAGGCAACCCGCATTCGTTGCCGCAATTCGTGAAGATGCCTGAGAGGTCGACCAGTGTGGTGACCTTGGCATGTGGCACGAATCCGTCGGTGAGGTTCCGACCGCAGTATGTGATTGCCGCAACGTGTAAACCAAAACCGACGAAACCTGCGGCGAGGATCTTGGGGTTGTCCAAGATCGCATCGTCAATCTTGACCCACATGGCCGCCGCCCCTCCCTGATTCCGTACCACCGCCGTACCACCACGAGCCTCCGAACGACCGCCGCCGGCGCCTACGCCGAGCGGGGCGGTCGTCTCAGAAATCGCGGGGTTAGTGGGTGCGGGTGGGGGGCGTATGGCCTAGTGATCTGACTCTTAATCAGCGGGTCGCAGGTTCGATCCCTGCGCGGCCCATCAAGGAAATCGCGGAGTTGCATCACTCTGTCCCTCTTCCCCGCGGCGCGGTCGCACCGCGTACCACCACCGTACCACCATCACCGGGTAGCGTATCAAGGGCCGCGACCCCGTGGCGGTCGTCAAGCGGCAACCCCGAGCCGTAGAGGTCGACCGTCGTCGCGACCGAGGCGTGGCCCATCTGGCGCTGCACGTAGACGGGCGACTTACCCGCCGCTATGAGCTGGCTCCCGAACGTGTGCCGGAGGTCGTGCGGTCCGACGCCGCGCCCTAACCCGGCGTGCCCGGCGATCCGGGCGAGGGCGCGGCGCACGTTCCGGCCGTCCAGCATCGTCCCCGCCATGCTGGGGAACAGCCACTGCACGACCGGAGTTCCATCCGTGAGGCGGACGACCTTCCTGAGGCCAGCAATGTGGGCTTCGAGGATCGCGGCGAGCTGCGGCGAGACGTCGACCACGCGGGCCCCGTGCTTTGGCTCTTCGAGGCATCCATGCCGCGCGTTCCACGCCCGCAGCACGTCCAGGCTCCCGGCCCCTGCGTGATAGTCGCCGATCTCAAGGGCGAGGGCCTCCCCAAGGCGGAGCCCCGTCCGCGGCAGCAAGAGGACGAGCGGATACCAGTCCGGCTCGTGCACGCGGGTGTGCTCGAGGAGCTGCTCAAGCCGGTCGCGGTCGAGCGCGCGTTTCACGATCGCGGCCGCCCGCGCCTTCTTGGTCGGGTGCAAGTGGAGCGATTTCCCGAGCCGTGCGGCCGGGTTGTCTAGGCGGAGCCCGTCCTCAATCGCCGCGTTCAGCATGGCGCGGAGCGTGGCAAAGATGGCATACACCGATCCAGGCCGTAGCAGGTGCCCCGCGACCCCCGCCGCGCGGCACGCAATGAGAAAAGCCCGACACTCCGGTCGCGTGAGCTCCGCGACGGGCCGGTGCCCGAGCCGGGGCGCAAGGTAGCGCGCGAACTGCGCCGCATAATGCTCGTGCGCCCGCGGCTTGATACTTGGCCGGATGGCGGCGAGCCACTGGGGGCCATACTGGGCCACGGTCGAATCGGCGGCGACGAGGGGGATGAGCGCCTTGCTCGCCCGGATGCGTGGCCCGTGCGTATCGCAGAAGGCTTGCGCCGCTTTGAACGTCGCAAAGCCGGGCGATTTCTGCCGCCCGTCGGGGAGCCGATACTGGACGTACCAGGGTTTTTTGAGGGTGACGCCAGCCCGACCGCCGGTACGTTTCCGCGGGCGCATTAGCTATTCACGCGCCCGGTCCGATGCGAGCAATTTCGTTGCACGGCGCTCTAGTTCGGTTGGGTTGCGCCGCCTCCGCTCTAATGCAGCGAGACATTCGGCGAGGATCTGCATGAGTATCTCCTCATGTAGGGCCCCGTCTTTTATCCGCTGGCGAAGCTCGGCAAGCCGCTGCGCTTCCTCGAAATGCGCATCACGCGCGGCGGCGGTCTTGAAGGATCGCTGCACGCGCTTTGTGCCGATGTAGTAGTCGACGACGAATCCTCGGCCGGGGCGCTCGGTGGCTTTCATTTAGCTACTCATCCACCTGCGGCTTGGATGGGGTCGCGGGCGGAGCCCATGCTCCTTTGCCAGGAGCGTAAGGGCGGTCGCGGCGAGCGGCGTGATGACGCGCACGCCCTGTTCCCACCGGCTGACGGCGGTCGTCGTCACGTTGAGCTCGTTGGCGAGCCGGCGCTGCGTCCAGCCGAGACGACGGCGCAGGTCTTGGAGCATGTCGGGGGTCATGGTCATGCGGGGCATCATACCGGCGGTGTACGCCAATGGCAACAGTCTGGTGGGCGGTCTTGTACTCCTCGAGGCTTGCCAGCTCGAAGTGGAAGGGGGCACCTGGGCGGTCCTGTACCGCCGGCAAGGTGCCACGCTTCACGCGATCGCGGATCGCGTCCGGCGAGCAGTCGAGGTAGGCCGCGGCCGCGCGGGTGCCGAGGAGGCCGCGCTCGGCGGGGGATGGGGCGGCTGGGGGCACGGGTACACGGGCCATGCGGTGCATCCAAGTGCGATCCTTCACGACCTCGCGGAGAAAGTAGAACTGCGAGAGCGGCAGCTCATCCACGAATTCCCCGAGATCATCGAGGGAGAGGAGGGCGACGGCGGCGGCGAGGGCCCGAGCGTGCACAGCTAGCGCGTCCCCTCCAAGCGCGCCCCTGACGCCATGTGCCCCCGATTGCGCATGCGTGCGACCCTGCGGGCACACCCCGACCGCCCGCATGTATCCGCCCCACCGCCGCCGCCCCCTTTTCCGCCGACCCGATCTAAGGCACTAGCACCGTATGCCGTTCCCTATCGCCGATTGAAGACACAACTGTCAATGGGGTAGACATAAAGCGTGGGGAAAACTGCTGCCCGGGGCAAACGTCGTCTCAGTGTTGCTCGTACGAAACCGTTACGCTACGGCGATGCCACCATGGGCCGCCCTCCTGCGCCACCTCGGAGCTACATAACCCGGCATATTCGTTTCCGTCGCGCGACCGACGCCGCCCTTCGGCGTGTGATGGTCGTCGAGCAGCGCGGTTTTAACGACCTCGTCCGCGTGATCGTCGAAGAGTGGTTGCGGGGCCGCGGCGAGTTACCGCCGCTCGCGCGTCCCGGGCAGCCCGGCAAGCCGCCGCGCAAGCCGTAGCTGCGCCTCGCGGTCGCCCGGGCACACGAGCGCCGCCCATTCGAGGACGATTCGCGCGTCTTGCACGGTGCCCTCGCGCCGCCAGCGTTTGAGCGTCGCCTCGCTCACGCCGAGCACCCGCATGGTGGCCGTCGGGCCGCCCGTCGCCTGTATCGTCCTATAGACCAGATTGACGGGCGTTCTCGGCACGTTGCGCCCGTTCTTGCGCCGCCGAGGCATTGGCTAAGTCTTACCGTGCACTACGGGTCGAAAGCAACACGGGTCGCTCTTGACACCTATTGACGGTAGGCGTATGGTCTACGCAGATGAAAACCCCGACCCGATACCTCCTTAATCCCGGCCACCGTTGCGATGAGCGTTGCGTCGATGGCGGCCACCACACTGCATGGACGCCGCGCGGGCGACTCACGCGACCCGTACCGTTCAAGGTCGAGTGTCTCGAGTGTGGGCGGAAATTTCAGACCCGCTCGACGTTGCCGACATGCCCTAAGTGTGGCGGCGCCGACGTCGACGTGCGGGAGCTCGCCTAATGCGCTACGCCACGGAGAGCGCCGGCGACGAGCGCCCGCGGTACACGTGCCCGCGGCTCTTGAGCGTGCCGAGCCACGGGGCGCCCACCGCGAGCGCCTCGCACACCCGCCGGCGCACGGCCGCCGGGTCCAAGTCGAGGGTCGCGCACGCCGGCCGGAATGCGAGCGGCCAGGTCTCGTCGTCATCCATGAGCCACTGCCACGCCATGGCGTACGGTCTGGTCCCGCGTGGGTAGCGGTGGAGGTCGAGGAGCACGCCCATGAAGACCGCCAGCACTAATCGCCGCTCTCCGGAAAGCTCCCGCCGGCGCGCGCGGAATTCCTCAAAGAGCACCTCCGCGTCGGTCGCATCGGGGCCGGGATCGGGTAACGCAAACGTGCGCTTGCCCCCCGAGCGCAACGCGGCCGCTTGCACGCGTAACCCCGGGATAGCAAAGAGTGCCAAGCTAACCCCGGAATATCACACGGTGCCCGAAAAGGAAGAGACAGCTATGGAACCCGAAACCATTCCCGCCGAGGCCACCGCCGCCGCGCCCGTCACCGCACCCGCCCTCGTGCCCGACGTCGTCGCCGAGGGCTTGGTGCTCGGCAATCCCGAGGCGCTCGCCGCGCAGCTCGAGAGTTTCAGCCGCGCGCGTGGTCTCTTCGTCGATTGGCTCTTTAACCGGCTCGTCGCCGGCATCGACTACATGGTGATCCACCGCAAGGTCGGGCCGCGGAATGCGAAGACACCGTGCCCGAATGCGACGACCGCCACGGGGGCCACCTGCCCGACGTGCGGCGGCAAGGCGACGCTCTGCAAGCCTGGGAGCGAGAAGATTTGCGGGTTACTCCAGCTTCGGCCGCGCTTCCGGCGCGACGTCGAAACCTGGGAGATGCTCGGCGGCGAGGCCGGGCTGATGACGCTGGTCTGCGAGCTCGTCACCACGGCGGGCGTCGTCGTCGCCGAGGGCCGCGGCGCACGCCACCGTGACCAGGATTTCGGCGACGTCAACAAGGCCGTCAAGATGTGCCAGAAGTCGGCGCAAACTGACGCCGTGCTGCGGTGCGCTGGGCTCTCGGAGATCTTCACGCAGGACCTCGAGGACATGCCCCAATTCATGCGCGACGCCGACGCCGACGAGCCGCGACCCTTCGAGGCCCCGCGCCGGCAGAGCGAGCCCGCGGCGACGACCTCCGCAGCGCCGACGGGCTCCCAAGGCGAGCTCGACCTGACCGACCAGCTCCGCCGCTCCGTCGCCGAGGCCACGGCCCGCAAGGCCGCCGTCGCGCCAGCACCGACCCGGCCCGCCGCTGCCGGCGACGAGCCGCCGCCGAGTGACGCGCTCTCGAAACCGCGCATCGGCCGCTTGATGGCGCTCCTGCATGAGGCCGTCGAGAAGCAAGGCGTTCCCGACGACTCGCACGAGGACCTGTTTAACCGCGCGCTCGATTGGCTCGCGGGCTGGGTCGCCACGACGCAGGGCCGCAGCAAGGTCACGCATTGCAGCTACAAGCAATACGAGGCGCTGTGCTCGCAAATTCCCGTGGCCGTCGAGGCCGCGCTCGCCGGCGAGCGCCGCCCTGCGCCGCGACTCGTGCGCCGCAGTTACGCCGCCCCGCGTCGGCCGCTGCGGTGACGACCCTCTCGAGCGACTCCGAGCCCGCGCCGAGCGTGCTCGCGTTCGATCCGGTAGCCCATGAATACCGGGTGGACGGTGCGTTGGTGCCAAGCGTGACGCAGCTTCTTGAGGACGCCGGCCTCACGCCGGACTATTCCGTCGTGCAGCCCGCCGTGCTCCAGCACGCCCGCGAACGCGGCATCCACATTGACGCGTGCTGCGATCTCCTCGACGCGGATGACCTCGACTGGCGAAGCGTGCACCCGGAAGCGCTGCCGTACGTCGAGGCGTGGCGCGCCTTTCGGGAGCACGAGGGCTTTACGCCGGTCGCCTCGCAGGTCCCGCTGTATCACCCGCGCTACGGCTACGCGGGCACGCTCGACGTCGTCGGCCTCTTGCCCGGCAACCGCCCGGTCGTCGTCGAGCGCAAGAGCACGGCCAAGATGGCGGCCACGTATGCGCTGCAGACCGCAGGCTATGCGCTCGACGGCATGTGGTTCGCGCCCCCGGGCGGCGGTGTCCTGACCCCCGTGCCGTGGGGGCCGCCGGCGCGGCTCGGCGTCCAGCTCCGCCGCGACGGCTCGTATCAGCTCGTGCCCTACGACGACCCCGAGGACATGGCGGCCTTTCTCGGCGTCGTCGCGCTCGGGCGCTGGCGCGGCGCGCGGCGTGCCTTGCAACCCATCCGCCGGGCACGGTAGCGTAACACCGTGGCGAGTGAAACCCTCAAGCGCTTGGTCGCAATCGAGCGGCGGCTCGCCGCCCTCGAGGAGGGCCAAGCAGTCACCAACGGCGCGCTTGGGGGCACTAACGGGCGCCTCGACGTGGTCGTGATCCGGCTGGACCAGATGGTCGAGCTCTTGCGCCAAATGGTCGTCGTACGCGCCGAGTTTGACGCGCTTGAGCGGCGCGTGGAACGGCTTGAGGGCGCCCGGTGACGCGCCTCGAGCAATGGAATGCTGCCGACGACGACGAGCGGATTCGATTGCTCCTCGCTTGGGATCGCGAGCGGGCGCAGGCCCCGGATGCGGACGCCTTGCGGCGCCCGATCACCGAGGAGGTCGCGCGGATCATCGTCCGCCGGGCGCGGCTGCGCGAGCGCTAGGGCTCGTCGGCCGCGCCGCGCATGGCGTACACACACGAGCTCAAGTTGTGGGTCTCGCCCGCGATGTATGCGTGGCTCGCCGAGCGCGCCGCAGCGCGCGAGTGGACGGTGCCGCAGGTGGTACGGAAGTGTGTCGAGCGCGCGCGCCCGTATCTTGAGATTAGGGCTCGTCGGCCGCGCGCCGCAGCCGCTCGAGGGCGTCGTCCTCGAGGTTCGCGAGCACCTCGGGGGGTAAAAAGCCCGTGACCTCGAGGGCGCCCAAGTGCACCGACACGTACACGTAGTCCGGCTCGGGCGGCGTCTCCCGCGTCGCCGGCGCGCCCTTCGCGGCGTCGAGGACCTTGACCGTCAGTGGGAGTTCGACCTCGACCGTGTAGCGCATGCGGCGGGCGATGTCGCGCGGACGTCGCGGCCCGCCCGTATAGCAGAGCGCCCGCGCCCCGGCGACGAGCCGGCGGAGCTCCCGCAATTGGCCGTCGAGGGCGTCAATCGCCGACATCCCGGGCGCGCTCAAGGTCGCGCACGAGGCGCGCGTGGTATTCCATCAGGATCGCGCGGCGGGCTTGGCTCGGCCGCTGGTCGTCGAGCCGACGGAGATAGGCTTGTACGTGCTCGATGGCGAAGTCCAAGTGCTCGGCCTGCTCCCGTTTCTCCTCGTACCACTCGCCCGGATCACGGGCCATTGGGATCGTCCCGGCAGCTCCGCGCGAGCGCCCGCCGCAGGTACGCGATGCGACCGCGATCGGGCGGCCATTCCGCGAGCGCCTCAGCGAGGAGCTCGCCCAATTCTGGCGTCGCCCCGTCCTCGGCGAGGTCATCAATGCATGCCCGCGCCATGTCGCCGAGCTCCCGCCGGTACTCCGGCCAGTCGGGACTTTCGCGGATGCTGCGACACATCGCGATGAATTCGTCGCGCTCTGCGGGGGTGCTGACCGGGGCGATCTTCGCCCGCAGCTCCCGCTCCCAGCGTGGCCGCCCCACACGCCTCCTAGCCAAGTTGGTCATGCACCAAGTCCTTGAAGAAGCCCGGGCCGGCGCTCGACACCGCCGTCAGCCGCCCGCCGCCCTCGATCGTCGGCCGCAAGGCGACCCAGGTCTCGAACGCATGGTCCCAAAACGCCACCTCGTCGGCCAAGACGCTGGTAAACGTGTGCTGCCGCGCCTGCTCCTCGCCTTCCCCGAGCGCCACGATCTCCGACCCATTCGGGAACCGCAAGAAGCCAATCGAGTACTCGACCTCGCACACCGGAAACGTGGCGGGCAGGTGCTCGTGAATGAACTTCGCGCGCCGCACGAGCTCCGCCGACCCCTCCGTCTCCGTCTTGCCGAGTTTCCGTGCCATGAACGCGACCTTGCTATTGCCACAGAACCGCGCAAGCCAGTAGTTCACCGCCACGAAGAGCCAGGTGACGACCATGCGCCGGGACTTCGCGACCGCGAGTAACGGTTGCTCCTGCCAGCGGCGCACCAAGAGCTCGGCATAGGCTTGCGTCGGGTAGCGCCGCACGCGCCCCGTCACCTCGTCCCGCGTCCAGACGCAGTCCCGTACAAACGCCCACGGATCCCCGTCCCGGCCGTAGGTCGCGAGCGTCTTTCGTTGCTCAAGCAGGAGCCGCGCTGCGGCGCGCATGGCCAAGGGATGGTCGGGCCCAAGGACCCGCCCGGCGCCGGCCCCCGGCTCAGGCATCGGTGCTCATCGCCGCCCCCCCGCCTCGTAGCGCCGCCGCGCCTCATCCGCGAGCGCCGCCACCTCGCGCTCGGAGAGCCGCATGGCGTCGGGAATCTCGAGCTCGTCCATGATCCGCACGATCTCCTCGGCACACCACGCGATCTTCCGTAATTCCTCCGGGTCCTCGACGATAAGCGTCCCGTCCGCCAGCTCCTTCATTCCTCCCCCCCGGGTCCCGGCAAGAGCCCGACCACGCCCGCCAACCGCTCGGGCCACGCCCCCGTCGCACTGAAGGCTTCGAGCTCCTGGTCGCTTAACTGCTCCAACACGTGGAGGTGTAACATCGCCTTGCGCTCGACCTTGTCCCCGCTCGTCGTCAACACCAAATCCGCCGCCCGGATGGCATCGGCGTCGCGCTTCGCCCGCCCGACCCGCTCGCCCGTCGTCTTGTCCTTCCGCCCGCCCGCGAGCTCGGTGACGTGCTCCATCACCGTGGGGGCCGCGGCTTTGGCCTGCGCAATCACCCCGTACTCGCCCCGCAAGACCCGCTCCACCTGCGCGTCGCGCACCAAGGCGACGATGCGCTGGACCGCGGGATGCTTGAGCGCCTTCATCCCCGCCTGCTGCGTCGTGTAGCCGATCGCCCGCGCAATCGCCGCCGCGTCGTAGCCCCCCAAGTGCAGCATCGCCACCGACCACAGCCGCGCCGGCGTCGAGCGCCGCAGGTCCTCAAGCGACATGGTCGTGCACCCCTCCAGCCACGCCCGCGCCGCCGCCTTCTTCTCGGCATGCGAGCGCTTGGCCGCCGCCTGCAACGCCGCCACCCGCTCCGCCAAGACGTCCGGCGGCGCCCCAGGATGCGCAATCACGCCCGGCCCCATCCGTCCCGATGCCATCGGCTCCCGCCGCTACCACGGATCCCGACCGCCTAGCTAGCGGCCCCCGGCCGCAGCGGCAGGACTGAGGCTCGGCGTCGGGTCGGGTCCACCCTGGCCCGTCGGTGCTCAGGCCGCCCTGGACTCGCCGGCCCCCACGCAAGCGCTCCGCGCTTGCTCAACCCCTTGCTCCGCAAGGGCTTGCGGCCCCCACAGCTAGCTGGCTAGCCAGCTGGCCTGCCAGCTGGCCCGCTGGCTATTGCGCACTGGCCTGGCCCAGTGCCTTGCTGGGGCGCACGGAATGCTTCTTGCTAGCCCAGGCCTGTACCAAGGCCTGTGCGTGGTTTCGCCTGACAGTGCCCTTAGCAGGTGCCATAGGAGGGGGTGCGAGCGAGCCCGGGAGGGCGAGCGGCTGGTCCCTTCTGGCGGGCGAGTGCCGGCGGCGATCGGCTAGCAACCTAGCACCGGTCCCGTTCCGGCTGGACCATGCCGGCGGGGATTGGCTACCAACCTAGCGGACTAGTCCCTAGGGGGTAGGGTGTGGGGGCAGGGCAGGCCTGGCACGGCCTGGGATCCCATCTGTTGGCGGGTGGATTTTCTCTGAAGGGGGGGGGAATCCGACTGCCTGGCGGCTCGTCCGCGTTAGCGTCGGGGCGGTCTGGGGGGGCCGCGTCGGGGTGCGCCCAGACCAAGAGACCCCCTGGTCCACGAGCGGGGGAATCCAGCGGCACTCTTCGCGGCGTCTGGCGTCCCGCGCCGGCTTTGCGTCCGGTCCGAGGGAGCGCCGTGCCACTCGAGGGTCCGGCACGCCAGTGGTGGTGTATGCGCTGCGAGCGCGCCGCTCGTCAAGATGGGGGGCCGGGAATGCGGGTGCGCATGGCGCGTTCGATGGCGGCGTGGCGGGTCGGGCCGGCGGTGAAGAAGCGGGCCCCGAGATAGACGGTGAAGTAGGGGCGGTCGGGGCGGGCGGGGGTGATGATGGCGTGGTGGCGTTCGAGCCACGCATTGCAGGCTGCGGTGGTGGCGTGGAGGCGTTCGGTGCGGTGGTGGGGGTGGCGGCTCTGGGCGCGGGCGCGGATGGCGTCCCAGCCGACCAAGCGGGAGCCGTCGGCATGGCCGCGGCGGCTCATGCGGTCTCGGGCGTCGGGGTGGCGACGTGGAGTGGGACGACGGTGGCCGTGGGGGCGAGCTGCTCGAGGAGGACGAGGACGACCTTGCGGATGGTGGCATCATCGACGCGGCAGACGATGAGCGGCTCGCCGCTGTCCTCGATGTCCTCGTCGGCTTCGGAGATGGTGAGGACGCGGAGCCGTGCCATGGGCTGAGGGTATAGCACAGCGCGGCCCTCTTGACGGGGGCGGCGCTCGGGTGCGAGACGGCCCGTCCCGGTGGCGTGGTATTATACCGAGCCGCGGCGGCGGCGGCTGCCCTTGGAGCCCGTGCCGGGGACGGCGGCGGGCGGTGGGGGTGGGCCGCCGACGGGGCCGGCGGGCGGGGACCTTGCCGGGAGCTACCCGAATCCCAGCCTGGCGCCGGGGGCGGTGCAGCGGTCGGAGACGGCGCCCGATCTCTGGCTCTCCCCCATCCCGAGCGATCCGGGGAATGTCGGGCAGGTGCTGACGGTGGTGTCGGGTCCGGCGCTGGTGTGGCAGACGGTCGCGGCCGCGGGGATCACCGGGATCTGGAACTATAAAGGCGCGACCGGACTTGTCGATCCGGGGAGCCGGAACCTCGGGATGGATTCGGTCACCACCCCGACGGTGGTCGTGTTCTCCACCACGACAGTCCCGGGCAGCGATGCCACGAATGTGCTGGTCACGACCCAGGTCGGCGACGTGCTGGTCGCGCAGCAGCGGGATGATGCGTCGAAGTGGGGGCGGTATCAGGTCCGCGCTCCCATCGTGAACCACGGCACCTGGTTCGAGGTGCCCGTGACGGTGATTGCCGGGGGGACGGGCGGCGGTCCGACACTCAATGCGGACGTCATGGTGCAATTCCAGCGGAGCGCCACGCCGGCGGCGCTGGCCTATCGCCACGTGCAATCGTCGGCATCGACCACGTGGGCGATCACGCACAATCTCTCCTTTCGGCCAAATGTGGCCGCGATTGATTCGACGGGGCGGGAGATCTGGCCGGGGGCGACCGACTATCCGAGCGCGACCACGGTGCAGCTGACGTTTTCGGCGGCGGTCGCGGGCGAGGCGTACCTCAGTTAGGGGGCTGTGATGCCGACCATTTACGGCGCCGTCGATCTGGTCAAGAACGAGCTCCGCAATGCCGTGATGCAGAACTTGGGCTCCGCGCCGGCCTCGCCGGTAAAGGGGCTCATGTATTTCGACACCACCGCGAACATCTTTTACTGGTACAACGGCACGACGTGGGTCGCGGCCCAGTCGGGGGCGAGTCTCAATCCGGCGACCACCGTCACGACGCAGGCGATTGGCGATGCCCCGGTCGTCGGCACGCTCGCCAGCTATGCCCGCGAGGATCACAAGCACGGCGAGCCGGCGTTCGCGGCCCCGACCGCGCAGACCTCCTTCGGGCTGGCGTCCGCGACCGGGTCGGCGGCGACGCTGCCGCGCTCGGACCATACGCACGGCACGCCGACCCACCTGAACGCGGACCACGCCGCGATCAACCATTCCGCCTTGGCGCCCCCGACGGCGGACGTCAGCTGGGGGGGGTTCAAGCTGACCAGCCTCGGTGCCCCCGTGGCGGCCACCGATGCCTCGACCAAGGGCTACGTCGACGCGGCCATTAGTGGTCTGGCGTGGAAGGATACGTGTCGCATCGCGTCCACGGCCCAGGTGGCGTTGACGGGGCTCGTCGCGATCGACGGCGTGACGCCGGCGGCGGGCGATCGGGTGCTGTTGAAGAATCAGACCGCGCCGGCCGAGAATGGCATCTGGGTGGCGGCGTCGGGGGCGTGGGCCCGGGCGACGGATGCGGCGGCGGCCGGGGATCTCCTGAATGCCGCCTGCTTCGTCTCCGAGGGCACGGTGAACGCCGATACGGCGTGGGTGATGACGACCAACGCGCCGATCACGGTCGGCACGACGGCACTCACCTGGGTGCAGTTCTCGGGGGGCGGGACCTATATTGGCGGCGCCGGGCTGACGCTGACGGGCAATACCTTCGACGTGGGCGCGGGGACTGGGATCACCGTGGCGGCGGACACCGTCGCCGTCGACACCACGGTCATCGCGACCCAAGCCTACGTCACCACCGCCATCACGGGGATGGCGAAGAAGTTTGCGGCGGCGCTGACGGGCACCGCGAGCCCCGAGACGGTGACCCACAATCTGAACACCCGGGACGTGCAGGTGCTTGTCTACAACGGCGCGTCGCCCTACACGGCGGTCCAGGTGGATTGGGACGCGGCGACCGTGAACACCGTGACCATCCGCTACAACCCGAATCTCGGGGCCGGCTACCGTGTCGTGGTGATCGGCTGATGCGCGACTACGGCAACACCAACGCGGCGCCCTATGCGAGCGCGCCGGCGGTCGGGCTGGCGGGCGACACGTACTGGAGCACCGCGGCGAAAGTCCTCTATGTGTCCGATGGCACGGCGTGGATCGCGGTGGGGCCGGGGGCGGGGGGGCCTCCGAGCGGCAGCGCCGGGGGGTCGTTAGCGGGCAGCTATCCCAACCCGACCCTTGCCGCGAGCGGGGTGACGGCAGGCAGCTACGGCGATGCGCGGACGATTCCGACCGTCACCGTCACTGCCGAGGGGCGGATTTCGGCCGTGACGACGGTGACCTTGATCGCGCAGTGGAAGTGAGCGCCGCCCGCTGCCAACCGGGCGTGGCACGGGGACTTGACGCGTGGGGGGGGCGAATGGCACACGGCCCGTCCCGGCGAGGCTAATGGCGAGGCCCCCTGAGCCGGTCGGCCACGATTATCGCACCGCCCCCGGTGTGTCCCTCGAGGTCGGCCGGCTCCCCCCCCCGGGGTAAGCAGATGCGCCGGGTCGGGGGCGTTGGGGTCGTCTTGGTGCTGGTGGCGGCCGAGACGGTGGGAGCATGTCCACCCGGCAAGGGCGGGCTCTCCGCCATTCGCACCAAGGGCGCGTTTTGTTTGACGGTCTGCAAGTCGAAGCAGCCGGGGCCTCCGGGTCCGCCGGGGCTGCCGGGCGTGGCTGGGACGGTTGGCCCGGTCGGTCCGGTGGGTCCGGCGGGCCCTCCGGGTCGCGATGGGGCGCCAGGAGTGGTCGGGCCGAGCGGTGCGCCCGGTCCGACGGGCCCCGGGCTGGCGCTGCGGCCAAAAGTGGCCACGTCGGGGGTGCTCGAGCGGCCGATCGCGGGGACCTTGGTGACGCTCACAGCCGAATGCGACCCGGGGACGGTGCCGGTCGGCGGTGGGCTCACGAATGTGGTGGGAAATCCGCAGGATGAGCCCCGCACGCATCTTCTGGACTCCGGGCCGACGGCCACGGGCTGGCATTCGGACGCCACCGTGGTCTCGACGTTCTCGTTTGGCGGCACGCTCGAGGTCTTGGTGACCGTCCTCTGTATGGAGGCGCCGTAGCGATGGGGGCACCTGGGGGGGTCGGGGCCGGGGCGGGTGGCTTGGCGGGGATCGCGCAAGTGGTTGCGCAGGTTGGGTTTCCGGTGGTCGTCGCCGGGGTGCTCCTCTGGTTCCTCTTGACGAAGTTTCAGGACACCATGCTGACGATCACGGCGCGGATGGAGGCGAATACGGATGCCGCGGAGCACGTGATGGAGGTCCAAGCGGCTGAAATGGCTGAGTTAAAGGCCCAAACGATCGAGTTACAGCGCCAGACGGGGCTGATGCAGCGGTTTTTGGACCTCCGCGAGCGCCCCTCGGGGCACACGCCGTGATGGGGAGGGTGCACGCATGATTCATCGCACCTATTTCTTCGATTCCGTGCGCTATTACCTCGATTCCAACCAATCTTTGACCCAAGATCAGGTCGATGGGCTCAATTCCTTGCTCGATTACTACGAAATGGTCGGGATTGAGGGCTCGGGAGACTATGAGGACCGCTATTTTGCCTATATTTGCGCCACGACGTGGCACGAGACCGCCGCGACGTGTCAACCGATCGCGGAATACGGGAAAGGCGCCGGAAAACCCTATGGGAAACCCGCCGGACCCTATGGGCAGGTCTATTATGGTCGCGGCTACGTGCAATTGACCTGGTATGACAACTACGTCGCGCAGGATACGAAACTCGGGCTCAATTCCGAGCTCGTCAAAAACCCGGATCTCGCGCTCGACCCCGATCTTGCCACCAAGATCCTCTTCGGCGGCATGCGGGACGGCGATTTCACCGGCAAGCGGCTGTCCGATTACTTCACTGAGACGCTGACGGACTGGTACAATGCGCGCCGCATCGTGAATGCGACCGACCAGGCCTCGTTGATCGCTGGCTACGGAGAAAAGTTCTTGAACGCGATCGCGCACACGTTCCCGCCGCCGCGTGCGGCGTAGAGGAGAGCTTGAGATGACGACCGAGCGCCGCCCCGAGGACGAGACCCCGCCACCCGTCCCGCCACCCGACGAGGACGCCGTCAAGGACTTGGAGGACCCCGAGCCCGTCGGGCCCAAGGAGCCCGCGGACGAAGGCGCGTAGCCGATGCCGTTTCTCGGTGCTCGCGGGGCCGCGCCCGACCCGCGGGGCACCGCCGCACAGCCGATGCCGGGCGTGACGGAGTGGCGCTGCCCGCGCAACGGCGTCCACGTCGTCGAAGTGCACTACACCGCCGATCCGGCGAAGCGCGACCCCGCGTGGAAGCGCGAAGCGATGCGCGGCATGCCGCCGCGCGGCTGGCAACGTGAAATGGAGATCGCGTTCGACCTGGCTGGCGGCGAGCCGGTCTTGCCGGAATACGTCCCGGCGGAGATGCGCCGCCCCTTTCCGGTCAATGCCTCCGCCCGGCTCCTGCGCGGCTGGGATTTTGGCCAGGTCTGTCCCGTGACCGTGTTTGCGCAGCTCGACGTGCATGGTCGGCTCGGCTTCGTCGCCGAGCTGGTGCTCGAGCACGCCAACCTGACGGCGCAAATCGAGGCCACCAAGGCCATGACGATTGAGCTGGTTGGCCCGGGCGCAAACTGCTTTGACGCGGGCGACCCGGAGGCGTTGCACGAGATGGAGCTCGGGTCAATTCGCGCGGTCCTCTTAAAGCACGGGATCATCTTGCAGACCTTCGCGCGTAGCAGCGACACGTCCTACAACAACCTGCGCGACCGGCTCTTGCGCCGCGTGCGCATTCCCGGCGAGGAGGTGCCGAGTCCGGCGTTGCTTGTCGACCCGCGCTGCCCGATCCTCCATTCGGCGTTCTCGGGCGGGTTTGCGCGGCATCAGAAGACCGGGAAACCCATGCCCACGCACCCCTACAAGGACGTCGTCGACGCCGCGCGCTACTTGCACGACAACTTGCAGGGCTCGAGCTCGGACTGGATGCAGAAGCTCCAGCGCATCGCGCGCGCGGATTGCGCATGGTGATTGACGACCCGGGGGGCCGGCGGGTACACGGGCCGCCCCGAGGCTAAGGCTCGGGATGCCACGACGCACCGCGGGCGGGGCTGCCGCCGAAACGCTCTCGCCGGCACGCGGCGAGGCGCCGAAGAATCTCGCGCTCGACCCGCTCATTGTCGAGCGGGTCAAAAACGAGTTGGTGCCGCTCGTCCGTCGCACCCGCCAGGAGCGCAACGGCGTGCTCCGCGAGCGCTGGCTCCGCTATTACCGCATCTGGAGCGTGCGGCACGACCGCCAGGGCTACGTCGGGCGGTCAAATACCTATTTCCCGGTTGGCCGCCGCTGGATTGAGCAATGGGTCACGCGCCTCAAGCGCGATCTCTTTCCCGACCAGGACTGGTTTGCGTGCCGCGCGTTGCGCGAAGATTTTGAGGCGCGCGTGCCCGCCAAGCAGGCATTGGCGGCCTATTGGATGCGCCGCCACATGCGGCTCCGCAAGCACGCGCTGCCGTGGCTCCGCCAGCTCGTCATGTATGGCACATCCCCGGTGCGCAACGTCTGGCGTGCCGTCGAGCACGAGCAAACGGTGCTCCGCGACGTCCTCGACGACGACGGCCAGCCATCGGGAAAAACGATTGAGCAAGTGGAAAAGGTGGCGGACTTCCTCGGCCCGACCTTCGAGCCCGTCGACCTTTTCGCGTTCTACGTCTGGCCGCCGACCGCCGCTGGGCTCGAGGACTGCACGCTCGTCTTCGAGGATCGGTGTGTGCCGCGGAGCCGGGTCTATGCCTTGGCCACGAAGCCCCTCGACCCCTCCAACCCGAAAGCCGGCAACGTGTATGAGGGGGTTGACGAGCTGGTCGCGCTCTACGACCAGGCGATGCAAAACCGCACGGGCGGGCAAGCGGGTCGCAACCCCGAGAAATTTGACGCGCTCGCCATCCGGTTAGCGGATAAGGGATTCACCGCCCCGCTCGACTTTAACGTCCCCGCCGCCCTCCGCCCGCTCGACCTGACGGAATGCATGTGGACGGTGGACCTCGAGGACGACGAGCCGGCCCGCTACTTGGTCACGCTCGGCGCCGACGAGGTCCCCTTACGCGTGCAACGCCGGCCGTTCTGGCACGGCGGTACGCAATGGCTCGTCGGCCGGTTTCAGCAAATTCCCGAGGAATTCTACGGCCGCGGGCTCTGCGAGCTCTTTGACTATCTGCAGTATTTCGTCAACGACCTCGGCAACCAGTCGGGTGACGCCTTTGTCTGGTCAACCAACCCGATCGCCGTGGTTGACATTGGTGCCGTTCAGGACCCGACCAGTCTGCGCATGGCGCCGGGTGCCAAGTGGCTCGCCAATCCCGCCGGCGTGCAGTTCACCACGCCACCCCAAGGAGCGGCCACCGCCGGCTTTACCGCCGTCCAGGGCTACGTCGGGCTGGCCGATACCTTGGTCGCGCCGACGCCCGCACGGCCGATGGCGCCCAATCAGCAGACCGGCGCGCAGGATTCCGCGGGCTTGGCGGCCCAGCTCGCCGATAGCGCCGTCGACATTCGCGCCGTCATTGAAAGCCTCGAGGACGAGGTGATGGTACCGCTCCTTGAGCGCTCTGACATTCTCACGCAGCAGTGCTTGGACCGGGACATTATCTTAAAGGTGGCGGGCAAGGATGGGATGGAACTCGTCGAGCACCCGATCACGGTCGCCGACTTGGTCGGCGAGTACGAGTGGGAATGGCTCGGCACGACCACGGCGCAGAATCAGCAGGTCCGCGCGCAGCAGATGATCCAAGGCGTGGCGCTGATGAGCCAAATTCCACCGGACCAATTGGCCGCGCAGGGCGTTACCATCGACTGGCCGTACATCTTGCGCACCTTCTGGTCGGTTGGCTTGGGGCTCCCCGATGCCGACCGGGTCGTTAAAACCGGAAAAGACGTCCAGCCGAATGATTGGCGCTGGGAGAATGCGCTCGCCCGCGTGAACCGCGCCGACGAGCTCCGCGTCTCCCCGCAAGACGATCATACCGCGCACGTCCAGGGCCACCAGCATCTATTAGATAGTGACAGCCTGACCGAGGACGCCCGGCTCGGGCTCCAGACCCACATTCACCACCATATCGGGCTGCAGATTGCCGCCGAGGCGCAAGCACTCGCGCAGTCGATGGCGACGCTTGCAGGGCCGCCCGGCATGCCCGGCCCGCCGCCGGGAGCGCCTCCGCCTGGTATCGGGCCGCTGCCTGGTGGACCGCCGATGCCACCTCCCCCGGGGGCGCTCCCGCCGGCCGGGCCACCACCTCCCATGGGCCCGCCGCCCATGCCGCCGCCGCTCCCGGTCGGCCCGGGAGGGCCGCCGCCCCCTCCTTATATAGCGGGCGTGCCGAACGCGGGGATCAACGAGCTCGCGTCCCGGCTCCGTGGCCCGGACTTTGGCGCCCCGCGGCCGCATAGTGGCTCGCGCGACCGGGCCAAGGCGCTGATGGGCATTCGGCCCCCGGCCCCGCTCGGGCAAGGGCGAATTGGAAAGACCCGTACGCTGGCCGATCTTTTCCGCGGCCTGCCGCGGCTTCCGAGGTGACCTATGATTGTCAAACGCGGCAAGCGCTACGTCCTGAAGAGCAAGGAGTCGGGCCGCACGCTCGGCGTGCATCCGAGCCGGATGGCCGCCGAGCGGCAAGAGACGGCAATCAACATGTCGAAGGCGCGGGCTGCGGGGCACAAGCTCCCGCCGCCGCCGGATGAGAGGGGCGAAACGATGCGGAAGATTCGGAGCGGCAAGGCCAAGTTCCTTGTGCCGTTCATCCTTTTCGCCGCCCTACCGGCTCGGGCCGCGAGCGTGTCGTGCGCGTCGGGCACGCTCACCCCAACCGCCATGGCGGCAACCGGCCCGAGCGCCAATGTCCTCGTTGCCCGGGCGGCCCCGGCCGTTGTCTTCCAGACGATCCGCACGGCGGGCACGGCCACGGTGCAAATCGAGATCTCGTGCGATGGGACGAATTGGGCCGCGCTGCAAAATTCCGCCGTGACCGTGGACGGCACGACCACCTCGGCGGCCGTGTCGATCTTATCGCCGACCTGTACGTACCGGGCCAACGTGACGGCGTGCACAACCTGTTCCGTGACGGTCCTCTATGCGTGCTCTGGCCCGTAATGCCGTCGCAGCGCTCCTGCTTGCCAGCGCCGCCGCCGCGCAACCGGCCAACCCCACGCGCGGCCCCGCCTTTGGTGGCTATGGCCCGGCGCACAGCGGCTATGGCCCCGCGGCCGGCGTGACGCGGCCAGCGCCGGCCGCATTTCCGATTGCCGACTATGCGGCGGTCGCGTTCGACGCCGACTCCGTGAAGCAGGCCGACGGCTCGGAAGTGCTCGCGTGGGCAAACGTGGGGGGCGCGGGAGCCGCGCTCGATGCGAGTGCCACGACGGGCACCGCGCCGACGTACTATAACAACGTCGTCAACGGCCACGGGGCGGTCCGATTCGGTGGGACCAACCAGTTTATCCAGACTACCGCCGACGTCCCGATGACGGATCGGTGTAGCCTCATCGCGGTCGTGCGATTCACCTCCGCGACGGCAAGCTACCCGATGATCGCGATTCTTGGGAATCTTGCTAAGATCGAATTGCGTGGGTATTCGACGCAGCTCCGCCTAAACTACCTGTACGTTGGAGGGGCGGGAATAGTCGTCGGCGCTGCCGACGCGGTCGCATTGAACGAGTGGCACATTCTAGAAGGGGTCTACAACCTCGCGGCGGCCTTTATGTTCATCGACGGAACGCAGAAGGGTACGCAAACGGGTGCCGCCGCCGATCCCGGCACCCCACGGCCACTCGTGCTGGGGCACCGTGTAGGGACAAGCTATCAGTTGGTTGGGGACATCGCCTACGTGCTCGCCGTGACGACCGATCTCGCGGTGGCGAATCGACAGAATCTAGAGGGTCAGCTCGCGTGGCGGTACGGTCTGCAGGGCAATCTCCCGCCGGGCCATCCATACCATGACACCCCCCCGACCGGCCTCGCCCGCAAGACGCCGGCGAGCACGACCACGAGCACGACGACGACGCCGACGAGCACGATCACCACGACGACCTAACGGGGTGGAAGGAGGCAGGCATGGAATTGATCCAACTCGTCGTGATCCTCATCGTGATCGGCGTGTTGCTCTGGCTCGTCAACAACTACGGCGGGCAATTCATGGACGCGAACATTTTGAAGATCATCAACGCCGTGGTGGTCATTGCCGTTGTGCTCTGGCTACTCCTCTGGCTTCTCACCGTCGCGGGCGTCTCGCCGCACATGCGCGTCGGCCCCTAAACCGCGCCGGGGCTTGACAACCCCCGGGGGTCGGGCGCTACACGGCCCGCCCCGACATGGCACGCAAACGCGGCGCGGTCGGGAACGGCAAGGGAAAAGCCCTCGTGCCGCCGCTGAAGGGCGCCGCCGCGACGCCGCCCTCCCGGCCCGTGCGCGGCCGGGTGGCGGTTGCCATGCCGGTCCTCGCGGTCGCGCCGACCCGCCGGCGCATGGGGCCGCCCCCGCCGGGACGGAACCCGCCGCCGCGGATGACGCCGCCGGCCCCGCCCGCACCGACGCGTGGCGTCCCGCCCGTGACCGCCCCGCAGCCTGCGCGCGTGCCGCCGCCGCCTCCACCGCTGCGGCCGTCAAGCACCTCACCCCTGATGCGGCAACGCGGCGCCCGGCAAACGATGGCGGCCATGCGCCGCGGAGCGGTGCCCTTCTAATGTTCGGCCCACCCGCCGGTGTCGACCCCGACGAGCTCGCCCAACTGGTCCGCGACCTCGAGGTGAGCGGGTATCACGCCGCGCTGCGCACCTACGTCGAGGCTCGCATTGCACAGCTCTTGGTCGACGACGTGACGACGGCCGATGTCGCCATGAAACGTCGCGGGCAGGTCGAGGAGCTGCAGCGGCTCATCATGCCGCTCTTCGTCAGGTCGCTGGCGCTCTCGGCACTGGCCAAGCGCGCCGAAGCACGCGCCGGCCTCGAGGACATCCGCCGCGCACGTGAGATGCCGGCCCGGGACTGGTGGATCGATCCCGTCGGCGAGGAGCCGGTGCCCTGATGGCTGACGAGCAACCAACCGCCCCCGCCCCCGAGAGCCCCGCCCCCGACGCGCCGGCCCCCGAGGCCGGCGCCCCGCCGGCGGAGGACTGGGGCGCACGCTTCTCGCGGCTCGAGGGGCAGCTCGCCGAGGAGCGCGCGCAACGGGCAGCCTTGGAGGGGACCTTACGCCTCCTCGCCCCGCAGCCGCCGCGGCAGCAAGGCGCCATGCCGCTGGTGCGGCTCCCGCGGGAGGACGCGTTGCGCATCGCGGCGACCCTCGGCGGGCAGTGGACCGAGGAGGCGGTGCAGTCCCATGCGCCGATCTTCGCCGCGTTCATGGAGACGCTCGCGGCGCCACTCTTGGCCGGCCTCGAGGGGATGGCCGATACCGTCGACTTGATCCAGGTCCGGCAAGACGTGCCGCAGTACGAAACCCAGGCCGAGGAAGCCGACCGCGTGCGCATGGACTACCGGCAACGCGGCCAGGTGATCACCCGCAAACAGGCGATCGCGCTCGTAAAGGCGAGGAGAATGGACGACCCGAAATACGTGGATACGCTGGTCGAGGAGCGCGCCAAGCAGCGCACCGCCGAGCAGGCGCAGCGGGCCAGTGCCGCCGCCGGGGCCGTGACTGAGGGTGGGGCGACTGCGCAGAAAGCCGGCCCGGAGCCGACCAAGGGACCGCGCACGCCGCCGACGCCCGAGCAATTCCGGCAGATGTCGCTCGAGGAGAAACGCAAGGCGCTCGAGGGCGCCGCGCTCTAACAGGAGGACGCCATGCCCGGCAGTACCTATAACTACGCCGACCCGGGGCTCAGTACCTCAACCACCCTCGTCAACGACCTTGCACCGCTCTGGCTGCAGGATGAGCTCCTCGCCATCGCGCAGAAGCTCACCGTCTTTGCCGACATCGGTGACCAGCCGAACATGCCGGACGGTGAGGGCAAGACGTACTCGGCGCAGCGCTACGAGCGGCTGCCGCTGCCGGGTGCGCCGCTCACCGAGGGGATCACGCCGGACTCAACGGCGCTCGTCGTCAACAAGGTGACGGCCGTGCTTGAGCAATGGGGCATGGTCGTCTCGCTCACCGACGTCGCGCTGATGACGACCAAGCATCCGGCGCTCACGGCGGCGACCGATCGGCTCGGCAACGCCTCAGCCGAGCTGCAGGACCGCGAGATCCAGAAAGTGTTGATGGGCGGCGGCGTCGTCGTTTTCCCCGGTGGCAAGACGTCGCGCACGACGCTGGCCGCCGGTGACGTGCCGACGACGGATTTCGTCTCGGGCATCGTCGCGACGCTCCGCCAGCTCGGCGCCCCGAGCTTTCCGGGCGCGATGTATGCGGGCGTGCTCGACCCCTACACCGAGCAAGACCTCGCGAAAGACTCGACCTTCGTCTCGTCGCACCAGTACGCCGAGACCACGGCGCTGATGAATGCCGAGGTTGGGCGGTGGCGTGGCGTGCGCTGGAAGCGCTCGAATCTGCTCCCGATTATGTCTATTCTCCCGACCGGCGCTGGCGGTGTCTCGGCCGCCGCGCTCACGACACTGCCGACCGGGGACACCGGGTTCACCGCCGGCTCAACAGTGAAGATCACGGCAGCGCTCGCCGATCCGATTACCGGCCTCGATAGCCGCCAGATCGCGAGCGCGAACGTGACCAATGCGGCCGCCTTCGATGTCCAGTTCACGATTTCCGCGACCGCGCCTGAGGGCCGCTATAACCTCTACGTGTCGACTGAGGGCGGCACCATTCCGCTCTATCAGGGCATCGTGTCGAAGCCCGTCGGCGCGCAGCTCCTAGCGAACGTGGCCAAGGTGAGCGGCGGCGTCTCGATTGGCTTCTCGTCGACTGGGGCGCCCGCCGGGGCCGATCCGCCGGCAACCGGCAACGTGCACGTCGGCTACATCTTCGGCAAGAGCGCGTTCGCGGTGCCGGCCCTCGGCTCGCGCGTGACGACGACGTTGACGCCCGCTGCGGCAACCGATTCCGACCCCTTGAAGCAGCGCCGCAAAGCTGGCTTCAAGTTCATGACGAAAACCTGCATTCTGAACACGGATTTCTTCCGGCGTTTCGAGTGCTCGAGTGCGTTCGGGTGATCCTGATGGCGCGCCCGCCCCTGCAGCGCAGCGCAGCCCCGGAGCCCTCCGACGAGCTCCCCGAGCCCGAGGCCCCGCTCGAGCCCGAGGAGCTCGCCGTCGCAGCGATTGAGGGTCGCGTTGGCTTGACACCCGAGGTCGTCCGCGCCCTGAACGAGACGTATCGCGAGTTTGTGCAGTACGACGACAACGCGAGTCGCGAGCGCTGCCGAAAGATTGCCGGGATTCTCCGTCGGGCGAAGCATACGGAGCTCCATCCCGGATGCGAGCGCGTCACGATGGACGTCCCCATGCTCGCCAACAAGACGTTCGCGCGGATCAATGAGCGCGTCTACTTCGGGCGGGTCGAGGTCTGGGACTGCGAGGCGCGCACCTTGGCGAGCCTCGTCTATGAGGCTCGCAAGGTCGAGGCGCAGCGCATGGACGACCGGCAGAGCGAGCATCCGACGCTCGACTTGGACTCGCCGTTCGCTGAGCGGGCCCGGGCGATTCAACGGGCATGATGGCGAAGGGCCCCGCCACCCGCGGCACGCCGCCGTTCTCCGGGCAACTCGTCAAGGTGACGGGCGAGGGCGAGCATGTCACGATTGCGTTCACGGCGCGCAACGCCGCCGAGCTCGAGACGGCGCTCGCCGCCGCGGGGAACGCCGCGGTGAATCGCCTGCATCAGAACAACGCCGCTGTCCTCGCCGCCGGCGAGCACTTCGAGCAACGCCAGCGCCAAGTGTACCACCACGCGGTCGGGCAGCTTCGCCAAGAGCTTGGCCTGCCCGACCCGCCCGCGGAGAAGGACGCGACTCGTGCCGACAATCCCGCCGGGGCGGTACACGCGGCAGAAAATCCGTGACCTCGCGCTAAACCGCGCGGGCAACCGCGCGCTCGACGCCGATGCCGCTGACTTTCTCGCGCAGCACCTCTTCGAGCTCTACACGCTCGCCGACTGGCCGTTCCTCTACGTCTCGGCCGCGCTCACGCTTTCCGGCCCTACGGTCACTTTGCCCGCCGATTTCGTCACCGCAACCGACGATCACGCGTTCCAGATCATCGCGATTGACGGCAGCCCGCAGGCAAACCTGTTCGCAATCGAGCTGTCGCCTGAGGAGCTTGCCACGATCGCCCCGCCAGCGGGCGCGAGTGCCGGCGGCGTACCGCTCTATTGGGCGGTGTCACGGAGCGATACGACGGCGCGCGTCGCCCCCGACCCGACGGGCCGGCGGATTGACGTCGTGCTGCGCTACAAGCGGCTGCCGCCCGAGCCCATCCCAGCCGACGAGCCCGCCGATATTCCGGTGTTCCCCTATCACAACTACCTCGTGCAGGCCGTCTATGTGTTCGCGCTTGAGCACGAGCGTGACGCTCGCGCACAAGCCGAGGCCGCGAGTCGTGACAATCTCTTGGCGCTCATCCGCCGTGGCGCGGCACCGCTGCGCTCGCAACGCGCCGACATTCCACTTGACCCGGCCGTGTTTCGCCGGCCGTACCGAGGCGACTAGATGCCGGGCGCCCCTGACCGCGAGACGCCGCTTCCCGTTCGGCGCTTTCAAGGGACCATGCTCGCGATGGACCCCGCGTTCACGCCGCCGGGCTTTCTCACGCGCTCGGAGAATTGGGTGCCCGATCTCACCTATGTCCTGAGCAAGCGCCGCGGGAGTCTCTCCTGGCTGCGGCTCCCGCAACCGGGCCGCTGTGATCCGCTCGTCTACTGCACGGCGACCGATGGCCACCGCTATCTCTACGCGGTGGCTGCAGATCAACTCTACGTGTCGAAGGACGATAGCCCGTTTAGTGTCGTCTCAAACGGGGTCTTTCCGTTGACCCGTGACGCACGCGCCGCGGGCACCGATAACCGCTACGGGGCCGCGGTCGTCGCCGATAGGCTCTACGTCGGCAGTGACGTCGACCCGATCAAACAGGTACCGCTCGGGGGCACTGCCACCGATTTGGTGCCGCTCGCGACTCTTGATGATACCGGGCAGGCAACGACGCTCACCGCCGACGATGCGACGCGCGTGCTCGCCGGGACGTACAGTTATCGGTGGGGCCTCTACGACCATGCGGCGAGCGTTTGGACGAAGATCGGACCCGTGCGCACGGTGACAACGGGTGGCACCGGCCGGCAGCGGATCGCCTTCACGGCCCCGAGCGCGGCACTGTCGGGCAGTCTGCTCTATCACCTGTTCTTGGCAGGGGTCGACCAGGAGATTGAAGGCGCACACGACCAGACGCCCGCCGGGCTCTCCGCCGGGGGGCAATTCGCCTTGTGGGATGACCCGGCCGTCGAGTCGGTCGGCGTGCCGACCCCGTCCACCGTGGTCCGGCGCGGCTCGCATCTAATCGCGCATCGAGGCCGGTTGTGGGGTGCCGGCGGCCTCGACGCCGCGTGTCGGCGGGCATGGGCGACGAGCGTGCTCGTTCCCGGCCTCGAACAGACCCTCTATGAGCAAGGGCTCTTTTTCCCCGCCGCGGCGGTGAGCCCCGATCTCGGCGCGCCGGTGACCGGCTTTGCGGTGGCGAGCTTGAGCTCGACCAACCGCAGCCCGACCTCCCCACTCGGCATCTTCACCGCCACGAGTACCTGGCTCTATTTCGGCGACCCGCTGGACGACCCGCAGAGTGAGCTCGTGCAGGTCTCGGGCGAGATTGGCTGCCCGGGGGATCGGACCATCGTGGCGACCCCGGTCGGCGTCCTCTTCTGCGGCAAGCGCAGTGTCTATCTCTTGACCCCGCAACAAGCCGAGCCACGCGATGTCGGCTGGCCAATCGAGCCAGCGGTGCGGGCACAACCCGTGCCGTTCCGCACGCGCGCGTGGGCCATCTTTCACCGCGGGTTTTATAAGCTCGCACTCGTGCCCACTGGCGGAAGTGACCCGAGTGAGGAATGGTGGCTTGACCTCCGCCACGGCTTGACCGATCCCCCGCAATGGTGGGGACCGCATACGACGCCGGCGTACACGGCGGCCGCACGCGCGACCGACCATCCGGACGAGGAAGATCGGGCCTGGGCCGCGCAGGACGGCTCGAGCACGTTTTTCGTGCTGCTCGACCAGGCCGACGAATACATGGATCCGATCGGACCGCGCACGGGCGGCCAATGGAACCTCGCGCAATGGAATACGAGCCAGTGGGCCACCGAAGTCTCCGCGACGATTGTCTCACGGCTGCGCACCGCACTCCTCGATGCGCAGCAACCGTTGACGCCGAAACTCGCCAAGCGGGCCCGCATCATCGCGCAGACGATTGATACGACCTCCCTCGGCATCGTCGTGCATTCGGACTATGGCTATGCCGCGTCGGGGACGCTCGTCTTCCCCACCCCGCCGGGGGACGCGTGGGATATGAGCGATTGGAACGTGAGCGACTTTGCCATGCGTTGGACCGTGTTGAGCGAGTTTGAATGCCCCGTCCCGGAGCCCCGCGGCCGGGCCTTCACGGCGACGTTGACACACGTCGATGCGCTCGCCTGCGATCTCCGAGACTTTGAGTTACGCGTCCAGCCCTCGGCGCGGGAGACGCGATAAATGGCGAAGATTCCCCGCCCGCCGAAACAGGGCAATACGACGAGCTACGTCGCCAAGGTTGCGGCGGGCTATACGAAGATCCTGGCCGGCGAGGTCGATGCCGATTTCGATACGATTTACAACGCCTGGAATACCGGCACCGATACCGCGAACCTGAAAGACGGATCGGTCACGAGCGCAAAACTCGCCGCCGACGCGGTCGGCCCGCGCGAGCTCGCCGACGGTGCGGTCTTCACGGATCACCTCCAAGACGGCGCGGTGACGACCGCGAAGCTCCACGACGGTGCCGTGACAGACGCCAAAGTGAGCAACGTGGCGTGGGGGAAGGTGACAGGCGCGCCGACAACCTATCCCCCGTCGGGACCGGCGGGCGGGAGTTTAGCGGGGAGTTATCCCAATCCCGGGATTGCGGCGGGCGCCATCACGGCGGCGGCGCTGGCAGCGGATACCATCACGGCCGCGCAAATTGCCCCGAATGCCATCGGCATCTCGGAGCTCGCCGATGGTGCCGTCGGCACGTCGGAGCTCGTCGACCAGGCGGTGACACGCGCAAAGCTCGGCCCGAACGCCCCGTGCGGCACTCCCGTCTCCGTCTCCGTCCCGACCGGCGCGACGATTCCCGCCAATACGGCCTGGACAACGCTCGCCTCGCTCTCGATCACCACGCGGGGCGGCTCGGTCTTCCTCTTCGCCTCGGGCAACATCTCGGCGACCTGCTCGGGCGCGGGAGCCAACGTGGGCGTCCGCTTCCTCCGCGACGGCACGACCGGGATCATCGCGGCGGCGCATCTCATCAGCGGCGCCGCCTACACGGCGGTCCCCACCCTCGCCTACGTCGACTCGGCCGTCGCGGCTGGCGCGCACACCTATGCGCTGCAGTGGACTGCCGAGGCGACCATCACCGCACAGACCTCGAACGCGGGCGGGGGCGGGTTCATCGCCATGGAGATCGGATAGATGGCGCTCACACGGCCACTCAAAGAAGGGAGCGTCACCACGTATCAGCAAAAGGTGGCGCTCGGGTTCAAGGACATTCTCGCCAGCGAGGCGGATGCCGACCACGACACCATGTATGCGGCATGGAATGGCGCACTCGGCGGGGATCTGACGGGCACGCTGCCCAATCCGACTCTCGTGGCGGGAGCGGTGACGACGGCGAAGCTCGCGGACGCCCCGAACGGCGTCACGACGGCGAAGTTGAATGATCTCGCGGTCACGACGGCGAAGTTGAACGATCTCGCGGTCACGACGGCGAAGTTGAATGCTGCGGCTGTTACACTCGCCAAGCTGGCCGTCGGCGCGACGGTGCGCCAGATCGTGACGGCCAACCTGCCGACCAATTACACACTGACGGGCGGTGCCGCGTGGACGGATGTCATAACGCAGGCGATCACGACGAGTGGGGGTACGGTGGTGATCCTCGTCTCTGGCGGGTGGTGGGTCCTCGCCCCGGCGAATACCGATACGTATGTCTTGACGGGGTTGGCACTCGATCAAGTGACGCCCAATATCGTCGCCGGCGAGCGCCATTGCGTGACGCCCGGGACCGGCAACCTCGTCATGCCGCTGCCCGCGCTCATGGCCGTCAATACGCCGATCGCAGGTGCGCATACCTATCACGTCGTCGGCTACTGCCCGATTGCGGGCGTCTCGCTCAAGACCGCCGCGACATGGTCCGGCGCGTTGTGGCTGGTCGAGTTGGCATGATGTCGCAAGTGATCGAGGCCAAGATCCACCAGCATCGCGCGGAGCTCACGCGGCAACGCGGCCGCTTGGCCGAGCTCCGCCGCGGCGTCGCCGAGGCGCGGGCGATGTGCGCCCGGCTCGAGGGGGCCGTGCTCGCGCTCGAGGAACTCAGTGCCGCCCCCGCTACCGACACGGATGGCGTCGGTGAGGACGGAGCGTCATGACGGTGCGCCCCGCCGTCTTTGCCGACGTGCCCGGCCTCCGCCGGCTCTATGCGGCGCTCCAGGCCGAGCTCGCGGCGGCGTACCCCGTGCCCTATCCCGGGCACGCGTCTGAGGATCTTGACAGCTTTACCCTCTTGGCCGCCCGCCGCCTCGAGCAGGATCCGACGTTGCTTTTCTACGTCGCCATGGATGACGACACGGGCGACCTCCTCGGTTTTCTCGGGGGCGAGATCTCGGAACGCGCAATCGGCGAGCCGCGTGTCTTTGGGGCCGCGCATTGGCTCTACATCGTGCCCGATGCGCGGGGCCGCGGTCTCGCCCGCGCGCTGGCCGCCCGCGGGGTCGCCGACTTGGAGGCGCTCGGCGTGACGCACGTCGAGATCGGTGCCATTGCCGGCGATACGCAATGGGCAACCCGCGGCTGGCTCCCCTATCTCGTCCACCACGTGTTACCGCTTGCGGCCGTTCGGGCCGGTGTCGCCGAGCGCCCCGCCGTCGCTCAACCCACCTCGGCGGCCCCGACGGCACCGGCCCCAGTCGAACCGCCACCGCCAAAGCGCCGGCGGCGGCGGCGCACAGTGCCGCGGCCGAAGCTCGTGGCCGGGGGCCGCGCATGAGCCTCGTGGTGCGTACCGCGGAGTCGGGCGACCGCCACGGGCTCGAGCTCCTCTTGGCCGCCCTCATGCGGGAGCATCAACG